CAGCATTCTCTACTCTTTCCTTTTCAAATTTTTTCTGTTCTTTTTTGTTTATAGTATCATCACTTCCAAAACCTTCCTCAACTGATTCTAATTGTGCTTTATCCAAGATATTAACTATCTTTCTTAACTCACCAGAGATTCTGTCTCTAAGTTTGTTAGTTTTGTCATCTAACATATAAAATGAATTACTACGAAATCCACCACCACCAATTTTATTCATAATAGAATATTCGATAGCAGATTTAAATTTTCCATCTTTCAACTTTTTCTCTATTTCGGCAAAGTCAAAATCATACTCTAAGTTGCTGTCTTTTACAACAAGAGCTGGTGCTATAAATTTTTTGTATAGTTTTTGAACTGCTTTTAATTTATTAAGATTTCTTTTGATTGGATGTTTTGCTAATGGCCCTTTTAGATTATTAGCTTGTTTAATAACCATATTCATAGCTTTATCAAAGTTATTATTAAATACATTAGGTTTAACATATTCTTTGATTACTGATTCACTCATATCTTTTAATGCTTGTTTAAATGCTTTCTTGTCTCTTTTATAATCAGCCATCACTTGGTCAAACCCCATCATATCAACCATATCCATAAACATTTCTTTTTCTTTTTTGTTTAGTTTGTTGATAATCTTTTTAGATTTTGCTGACATTTCGTTTATTGATTCTTTAACAACTTGTTTAAAAAATGTTTTTCTAACGGTTTCTGGTTCATTTTGTAATATATTTGCTAATTTTTGAACTGATGAACTCTTAAAGTTTTTTGGAAAGTATTTTTTATAGTTTTTATAATTTGCATTATCTGGTGTGTATCTCATAAACATAAATGTGTTTGCAAGACCTCTAATTAAAAGTCTATCATCACTCACTTTTTTAAGTGCTGGATTGATTCTGAATAAATTATCTTTTATTTCTTTACCAATTTTTAGTAATTCTTTTCTGTTTGAACCGGTGATTGCTTCATTCATTTTTTTCATTTGGTCGTGTGATTTTTCCAACTCCATACCTGGTTTAAAATTTTTACCTTTATTCATCACGAC